TTTCTTTAGAAAATCCCTAATGTTTAGCTGTAAAGCAGAACGAAGTTCACTAGGGGATAGTGTCTAGTACAACAGTATTAAAGTAGGAGAGGATTTACATAAAATCAACACTATTCTTTTATTACGACCAATTAGAATTTCATAAATCTTTACCTGTGAGCTGAACTCAACCGTAAAAACGTCTAGAAAACTAATCCACCCGGTGGGTGGTTCATTTGTACTAGACAATACGGTCAAGACTCTGTAGTTGTATACAGAGCGACCACCCAAAGGGTTGTTCTCTTGGAGGGAGAAAGTGAAAGTTAACCTTCACCTGTTTAGATTAAGTTAACTTGAAATTGGAGGGGGGGAGGGGTTATTGGTTCTCTCGAGCATGGGAGCTCCAACTAAATATCCGAAGGAAAAATCATCGGCGGCTGCTTCATAAAGGGTGAATCCACCGAAGCAAGGTCTTTGACCGCCAGCGCGTTCATAGAAGACGGGTGTGGGGTCACTACTTTGAAATGGTATGCAAGTAGCGTTCACTTGATTAGATAGGTATGAGTAGATTGGTAAGTCCATACCCCTAGGTTCATTTGAGCGACGTAGATGTATCAATGCTCTTCTGACAAGAGGACCATCAATTCCACTCAATTTTCCTTCGCCAACGACTGAAATGGGTGTTTGCCCATAATATGGAACTTCAAATTCCAATACCCCATTGAGATCAGGATACACGAGATGTTCAAAAATGGGATTTTGATCAAGCCCAGCGAATGTATCTAAAAGGGGTTTTTCAATCTTACCGTTTTCTTTGATTATCCAATCGCGCACAGCGAAAATAGGGTCATTTGGTCTTTTGCCCATTATTGCTGTGGAATCTTCCATATGTGTATACGGAGTTGGATCAGTATAGGTATCCGCAGATCGAAGACCATTGGTGGAGAAACGAAGATCGTTAGTTGTTGGATTCACGACCTTGTATCTTCTACCACCTCGGAAAAACCGATACAAGTAAGAAATACGGTGCAAAGGGTTTGCTGTCCAATACCAACGTAGAGCACGACATGGCTCTTCATCCATGGCACCGGCATCATTCCTACTAACTGGTAAGTTGACAGTTTGTTCATTAATGGCGGAGTTCGCATATTCGCCAAAGAAAGCAGGATCTATTGTAAGTTGATTGTACAAATACTTATCTGTATTGAGCGGAATAGGTCCAGGCATAGCCCACACATCGTCATCTGTTTCTGTTTGGTAAGGATAGGAATAACCAACAGTAGTGGGTGCAAAACGTTTGCACAATTGCCTTAGATTTGAGATCTTTTCTCCCATGGTAAGCTCTTCTGCGGTAGTAAGAGTCATAGATGATATAGGAAAAACTTCTTGACAATCACTTTCCATTTGTTCTCTATGCTCAATTCCAGATGTTGTCAAATTGAAAACCTGAGCATGAAGTTCTTCTTCTTTGTCATCTTGGAAAGTTGGAGGTTTAAGAACGAAGTAATTTCCAAAATCAGGAATTGCGAAAGAAATATCATCTGCACCAGCAATCCACATGTTAAATGGACAATTATTTGCAACTGTGTTATTAGCGGCTCTACGAAGGGGTGTTAGAACCTCGATGGTAAGTAAACCAGTGCTAAATCGTTCATCTTTCCACACGGATTCCAATGGAGCGTCAAGAAGAGTTTCTTTCCATGGCACATTAGCAACGTAAGGAATCTGAAATTCCAATTCTGAAGAAACAGAAAGGTCAAGAATCCAATTGTATGCGTTTTCATTAACGGACAAAGGTGTTACTGCATATACGCCGGGATGGTAAGTAATACGTAAACGTCCAGTATGAAATGCTGTTTTAGCCACTGCAATTCGGTAATTGAGACCTCCTCGCCAGTATCTAAACATTGAAGTTAGGTACGCGAGAGTCGTTGTTTGAAGTTCTTGGGAGGTTCCTTCACACATTCCAGGAGAAACTGTGTTGAAGTGAAGAATATCACCAGCGACATCATCAAGTGTCCACGGAATTTGATGGCGGAAGATACAAGACTTACTAGCAACATACTTGATATCCATTTCATCAACATCAGTCGAAAATATGCCAGACTCATAGGTCAAACCATTATCTGGCATAGCTCCAAGTTTGGTTGATAAATCAATGCCATCAGCATGTGTGTATCCTTTTGCTGTTATGTTAGAATACGGGCAGTTTTTGTCCAAATTGGTGGGTTTGTTCCATCCGAAGGACGAAGCAACTGCTCCAACTGCTCTAGAGACCCATTCAACGGGACGAACCCATGGGCCTAAGGAAGGAACACTTCCGAGAGCACCTGCAACAGAAGCAACTGTGTTTGCTACTCCAGAAAGGGAAGGGCCGGATGTAGCAGCTTGTTCTTCTGACTGCCCAACTTGCGCTCGTAAAATGTCATCTTCATCATCAGATTCTGGTGGTTTTGTAACTGGTAATGAAGTTGGCATTGCAAGTTCAACATCTTCAAACCACGCAAACATTGTGTAAGTCGCACCGGCACCAGTACCTACAGGAGAATTTCCTAATTGGATGGCATTGATAGCTACTAGATAAAGTTCTCCCATATTGGAATGTGTGTCAATAAGATTGTAATGTGATAAAGGAGCACAATATGGTATTTTGATCTCTACAGGGGCATTCG